AGAGATCAGAAAAGAAGGAGCTGCTCTTCACCATTGTGTTGGAACCTATGTTGATCGAGTAGCCAAAGGTCAGACTCACATCTTCTTTGTACGCAGAGTGGAAGAACCTGATACGCCATATTTCACAATGGAATATAACAAAGGACGAGTGATCCAGTGCAGGGGCAGTCACAACTGTGGGATGCCGGCATCGGTAAAAGCTTTCGTAGCTGCATTTGAGAAGCTGATGAAAGAACGGGAAGAAAAGATGGAAAGGAAGTGTGGGTAATGGCGAAGCAGATTATCAGAAGCATCAGAAAAGGTTCTGTGCAGTGGAATGAAGAGGACAGACTGCAGATGGTTTCCATGCTGGCGAAAGCAGGATATGCGGTTCAGATCGTAAGAAAAGAGATTCCAAGCAGTGAAACTAGAAAGACAACGCAGTATGAATATGTGATCGAATATGGAGAGAAGGTGGAGTAATGAAAGCTATGAAGCCTATTTTCAGAACAAAACAGTATATCAAATACGGATTCGTAAAGATGGAACATGAGTATTGCTGTTGTCCTAAGTGCCGGAACATATTAAATGCAGGTCCGAATTATCAGCCAGAATTTTGCGACAGATGCGGACAGGCACTTGATTTCTCAAATACAGAATGGGAAGAGGATAAACGGCTTGGATTTTTAAAGCCGGAAGCAGTATAGAAAGGAGAAACAGGATGGCTAAGAAAAGCTATAAGAGAACGATGGATGAAAATAAAATCCATGAAAAAGCAGTGAAAATGAGAAAGAAGACAGATGAACAGCTAGTTCATTATGTGGAAGACAGAGTGGAGAAAGCCAGAAGCGAAGGGTTCAACGAAGGCAAGGCTTTAGCTAAAAATACAACAAAGGAGTTTATTGTATTGCTTCAGCAGAATAAGATTCCGGGAATCGGAGCAGTAACGATCAATAAGCTGGTGAAAGTGGCAGGTGAGCATGGATACTTATAATCGTTCAATCAGAGGGCTTAAAAGCAGATCAAACGGCGAATATTTTGAAAGAATGATTATTGCAGCTTCCCGGTTCTATGAGGACCGGGGGATAGCTGTTATAGATAAAACCCCTGAAGCTTTTAAAGTGATAAAGCCGTATAACAGAGACAGAGGCCAGTTCATATGTTGTTTTACACAACAGGCTCAACCGGATTTTAAAGGCGCCCTGATGGACTCTACAATGGTTCTGTTTGATGCGAAACATACAGATAAAGGCCAGATCAGTCGGAATGTTGTGACAGAAGAGCAGGAGAAATGCTTTGAACGTTACATGAATATGGGGGCAATGTGCTTCTTGGTAATATCCCTCGAATTCGAGGAGTTTTACAGGGTTCCATGGATCGTATTCAGAGACATGAAAAAAATCTACGGACATAAGTATATGAATCGTGAGGAACTGGCGCCTTATAGAGTTAAATATAACAACGGAGTTGTGAAATATCTGGACGGGATAACACTCCGGGAAAGGAACGAAGATGAAAGTACAGAAGTATGAGATTTCCAGAACTATTGATAAATTGAAAAGCATTGTGCAGAAGAACGACCAGTTTCCGGCATTAGGAGGCGTTCTGGTAAAGGACGGGTATTTAATCGCATCAAATACAGAAATGACCATGCAGCTCAAATTAGAGGCCTCTAAAGGCAGTTGTTTCATCATTCCTATGAAAGCCTTTGATGTAATTAAAAATCTTCCGGATGGCGAAGTGATTATTGATGCAGACGGCAAAAACATTGTTACGATCAAGACAAAAGCTATAAAGAATAAATACCAGAGCTATCCTCCGGAAGAATTCAGTTTTGATATTACAGAAGATCTGGATGCCCCAGAAGTTGTGATCAATGGCAAGAGGATGATGGAGGCAATTGGACATGTTATCTATGCAGCTGCAGACAGCAGTTCTGCAACACAGATGATGGGTGTGTACTTTGAAGGTGGAGAAAACAAGATTAAGTTGGTCGCACTTGACGGACATGTCGTAGCAGTTGATTCGATACCGACTGACGGTACCGCAGATATGAAGCTGATAGTGCCTAAAACAGTGGCAAAGAAGCTTGTGTCAATGGGAATTATTGATGATGTTGCTGTTACATATACAAAAAATAGAGCGGTATTCAAATCAAAAGAATATACCATTTACACGAGGTTAATAGAGGGTAAGTATTTTGATTACAATAGATTTTTCATGGCGGGAAAGATGAAAACTTATGTTTCCAGACCGGAATTAGTTGCGGCAATGACCAGAGCAAAGATGTGTACGGAAGAAAAGAAACCTGCAGTCTTCGAAATGAACGAAGATCAGTTAAATATTCGCATTGCCGACAGACTTACGGATTATCAGGAAGAGGTGAAGCTTCAGGATCCGCTTCCTGAACCATTGAAAATTGGCTTCGATTCGAAGCTGGTTCTTGAAACACTGAAAGCATTCACTTGTGAAAATATAGCCATGAATTTCTCAGGACCTAAGATGCCGGCAGTTGTTGAAGCGGAAGACAGTGACATGAAAGCTATCGTGCTTCCAGTAATGATAAGAGAGGAATAAAAACTATGATTGAGATCTTGGATATGAAAGATGTAAAAGATGCAACACCAGAAGAACTGGAAGAGCTTCGTCGGAAAGGATTCCTTCCGAAAACCAGATCCAAAAGAATTTCCGGGAAACCGATTACTCCATATGAAAGAACCAGAGCACAGGTGGCTGCTACCGGGAATAGATGGGACAGTGATGGAATACTCCATCACTGCATCCGACATAGCAAAGCGAATTGGATGCGATCGACAGGATATCTATTCTTCGGCAAGCTATGGGCTCCTGATCAAGAAAGAGTATTATGCAGAAATTGCAGATCGTCCGTTGAGCTGGAAGAAAGATATTAATCTGTTAACAGAATATGACAGTGTTCGGAAAAAGTTTCTTAGGAGGTGCGGAAAGTGAAAATATATAAAGCAGTGCATGAGAGAGAAAACAAGTGCAAGGAACTTCACAAGGAGATGAATCTGAATGTAGGGCCGACCAGACTGATCCAACCGGATTTTTACCTGTTGGTCGATGTGGATGACCTGCAGAAACAGGTGAATGCCTTGGAAAATGAAGTTCATCGCATGAAAAGAGTAGAAGCGAGAAGGAGATGGCGTTATGGAAGAAAAAAATATTAAGATAACAATTAATGTTGAATGCTCGGAAAAATCTAGTGTAAAAAAAGAACAGATTGCTGGATATCTGCTGAGAGCTATTGCGGGAGTAACTGCAAACAATAAATGCCTTATTACAAATTATGCATGTGAAATAAATGAGAAAAATGATGATAAGTTACAGGAGAAATATATTACAGGAAAGCCTAAACTTACAAAAGACGAAAAGAGTTTCCTTGACGGACTGGATCCTTCGTGGAGTTACATGCTGAGAAATGGAAAAGGGCAACTATATCTTGCTAAAAAAGTTGAGTCTATGTACGGAAGTACATTCAAATATTTGTATTTAGAGGGCATAACAAATGCAAAGTTTGATTTTGTTGAAGCAGAAGGCGAAAGCTGGTTGATTTCCGATTTAAAAGAATGCGAGGTGGAAGCATGAGCGATGTAATGGAAATTGTTCAGAACGAAGACGGCACATTTAGTGCATACGATGACACTTATGACATTGTAATACACTGTGAAACAGAAGCTGAACAGAAGAAAGCCATTGATCTGATGAATTCTAATAGATGGATTCCAGTTGATGAGAGATTACCAGAACCGGACAAATACATTGCCATATCACTTGATAACTGCGATATTCCGGCAATCGGAAGATATACGGTTGATAATGAAGGTGGAGGCACATTCAGAGTCGGAAACCAGGACGAAAGTTTTCTTGAAATTGGCTTATTTGTCAATGCCTGGATGCCGCTTCCAGAGCGCTATGAGGAGGACAAGATAATAGATGTAACAATTAAGTTCGTGAAAGGCAGTGGAGTTGAATGAGAGAAATTCTTTTCAAGGGAAAGAAAAAAGATAACGGTGAATGGATAGAGGGATACCTGATGGATGGTGGAATGCCGGGAGAAAAGCGAATATTCATAGGGAAATTGGTAATAGGCAAATGGACCGTTACGGCGGATGAATTTGACGAAGTTGATCCGGATACAATATGCGAGTACACAGGATTAACAGATAAGAACGGCAAGAAAATCTGGGAGAATGATATTTTGATGTGTCATGGAAATTCAGAAGACCTTGTAAAAACGGTATTTGGAGAATTTGGTGTAAGAAATATTGAAACCGGGTCCATAGTAGATAAAGTTGTCGGATGGCATTATGAGATTATTCCGACAGACGCAATCAGCAGATGTGAACCATTCTGCTATTCAATGCCACTGACCAAAGATTATATCGACAGGTGCGAAATGGAAGTAGTTGGAAGCATTTTTGACAATCCAGAATTATTGCAGGAGGAATCAGATGAGTAAATCAGTGTTAGTGATAGATACACCAGAGAATTGCTATGATTGCCCGTTCGGAACTGCATACTGCGGCGAACTTGAATATGTGGGCTATTGTGAATTAGCTGGCTGTTTAGATTATGATGTAATTCTGATGACAGAAGAACATTATGATTGTGAAAGCAAATCAAGACCTGATTGGTGTCCATTGAAGCCATTGCCGGAGAAAATGACCGGAGTAGCTTCAACAGATCACTGGGACAGAATAAAAGCAGGTTGGAATGGTTGTATTAATAAGATTACAGGAGGAAATT